GCTTTGTATTCATCATATAGATGGAAATGGGAAAAATGTTTCCAAAAAACAGAAAAATAATGATATTGATAATTTAATAACTTTATGTTATTTTTGCCACAAAGCAATTCATTCATATAATTAAATAATTCGCTTGGGGGTTACTAACAGGCGGTTATCTTAACAGAAATGTTAAGGTAGCCGCTTTTTTATTTAACCCGAAGAGGTAAAGATGGTTAAGGGAAGAGAAAAACAAAATCAGGCAGTAAAGGATTTTATTGAGAAAGAAGTATTGCCGCATATTCAAAACCACGAGGAGTATGAGGGTAAGGTTGATAAATGGACTCAGCGTTTTGAGGCAATCCGTTCAATTCAAGGTTTAGCTTATGGCGCTGACCCTGATAAATTCCCAAAGACCGATCCCTGGGAGGGCTGCGCAGACATAGGTATTCCTTTAGAAGCCATAACTTTAAGGGCAATCATAGCGAGGTTTGTTAAGACTATTTTTACCAAGCCGATATGCAATGTTACCGGCAGGGGTGGGCAGGACAAGAACGAAGCAAAGATAGTTGAGGAATATAATACTTATACCCTTGAAGATGAAATGAATTTTGAGCGTCAGTATTACGATATTATGATGGATGTAGGCTTGACTGGCGACGGTATAGGCAAGCTCATTGAAGCAGATGAAGATTATAGCTGGGAAGAGACTTATTTTACCCTGATTAACCCAATATCAGGCGAACCCATCCTTGACCCTTCCACAAAAAACGAATATGACGAAAACTGGCCGGACGGATACCCAATAGAAGTGGATGAGAATTTTCAACCTACCCCTAATCCTGTTTTGAATATGACTCCGGAAGTAAAAGAGATCACGGTTGAAAAGACCGATAAGGTTTACTTCGGCACTAAGTTAATTCCGGTTAATCCTAAAGACTTTATTACGCCTGAAGGTGCGGATACTTACGATATTGATGAATTGCCTTTTATGGCGCATAAATTCCGCAAGAGCTGGTATTGGCTTAAAAAGAGAGAGGGCGACCCAAAAGACGGCGGATATGAAAACCTGGATAAAATCAAGCCTTCCGAAGACCAGGATAAAACGATAAGTACCTTAAAGAAAATAGATTTGATTGAAGTTTGGGGCAAGGTAGATATTGAGAATTCTCAAGGCGAAAAGCAGCCTAAAGAAATTATAGCCCTTTATGCCATAGAAGCAGGGGAATTGTTGGGATGGATTCCTAATCCTTATAAGGGCAAAAGGATGTTTTTCCATTGGCAGATTATGCCTATGCCGCATAGGTTCAGAGGCAAGTCTATTCCTGAGTTTGCGAAAGGCCTGAGAGATTTAATTGACGCAATATTTAATCATATGGTTGACAGGGATACTATCAATTCTCATCCGCCTTTTGTCTATGATGAGGAAAGCGGCTTTGACCCTGAAGTGCATACTTTCGGCCCGGCTGAATTTTGGGGCGTTAGCGATAAGACAAGGCTTGGCAGGCTGAATATGGGTAATACTTCTGAATATAACTCCGAGTGGATTTTAGAGTTTGCGCTTGGTTTATTGCAAAAGTTATTCGGAGTAACCGATTACACTCTCGGCGCTGAGTCTAATATCGCTTCTAATAAGACAGCCAGGGGAATAATGGCGATTATCGGCGAGGGGAATTTCAGTTTTGATACGATGATTAGCATTTTACAGATGACAAACAAGAAATTCTTTGAAGCCAATATCCAAATGCACGCCAAGATGATGAAAGAAAGAGGGATGGAAAAGAAAGTCTTTTATGTAACGGAATCACAGGATAATCCTTTCCGGCAGATAGCAAGAAATATCCTAAGCTTAAAATGGAATTTTATCCCGCGTGGAACGAGTGTGGAGACGAATTTATACCGCAAGAGAGAGGACGCTATGTTAGCGTATAAGACTTTAGGAAGCGAGGTCTTTTTCTCTCCGGAAATGTCTCCGACGACTTTAAACAATCGTAAATTACTCGTTCAGAGAATAATAGACGCTTTTGGTTTAAAAGAAATTACTTTACCTTCTGCCGAAGAATTGGCGCAAGAAATGATAAAGATGAAAGCGACCGTGCAGCAAGAAGTAATGAAGAAGCAGCAATTAGAACAATTAAAGAAAGTGGCTAAATTCAAGAAAGGCACTCCGGAAGGGGAAGCCGCAAAAAGAGTATTGGCAGATATAGAAATGGGGCAGGCAAGCAGCCCGCAAAATTCGCCTATGGGAGGTAAGAATAATGCTCAACCGACTACTTAAAAAGAGAAATCCGATAGCAAACAAACTTACCCAGGAAGAATTAGAAGCCGGCAGGAAAAAAAGGGAACAGATAATTAGTGATGCGTCTGCTATGGAACGGTTATTAGAGAATCCTGATTTTAAGAGGCTTTGCGAGATATTAAAAGAGGATAAGGAAGCCTTGAACGCAAACCTTTTAAATGAACACTCTAACAATATGAAATCAGCAGAAGTGAAAATCAGGCTTATAGCGCGTATCAATCAGATAGACGGTGTTCTGAAAAAGCCTCAGAGCTTAATTTGGAGAATGAAAAATATGACTGAGGTTAGGGATGTAATCAAAGAACAGAAAAAGGAATCTAACCCACGAGAGGCAAGCTCTCGGTAATAAAATTGGAGGTTACAAATGCAGTTAATAAAAAGGTTATGGAAGGAACTCTTGAGGCTCTTGTTTAACGATTCCGGATTACCTGAAGGTGAGGAAGAAAATTCTGAAGGCGATGAAGGAAACAAAGAAGAAGAGGATCAAGAGGATGAAGGTAATGAAGAAGATGCCGGAGAAGAAGAGGGCGGGGACGCTGACGACGACAGCGGTAAAAGCGTCGGTAAAGAACGCTCTAAATTTATCCCTCGTGAAAGGTTTGATAAAGTAAATACCAAAGCTCAAAAGTTAGAAAAACTTATAGAGCTTGGTGTTTTAACCGAAGATGCGAGCGGTGAAATCCGGGTTAATTCGGAACTTCTGAAAAATGCGACGAAGCAAGAAGGCTCTAAAGAGCTTGATACCAGCGAGCTGAGGTTTACTAAAGATGAGGCTGATGAAAGAAGTTGGCCTCTACTTGAAAAGATAAACAAGGCTTATGATCACTACGATAAGTTGGCTTCTCGGATGAGTTATATGATTAAAGTTCTTCAATCTGAAAATGCGGTATTAAGGGATTATCCTGAGTTTATTTCAAAAGATAGCCCTATTCGCAAAAAAGCATTGGAGATAATCAGAAACGACCCCGAATTCAGAAGGACTTATCGCGGTAATCCTGAAGCTGGCTATTGGGCTGTTAAAAGAGCTGCCGAATTTCTTGCAGGTAAAACAGCTTCTAAACCTAAAAAGAAAAAGGGAAGTTTCATAGTAGGTAAAGGTGATGCAGGGGCAGGCGGCAAAAAGAAGATTGACTTTACTAAACTTTCCAGCGCTGAGTTGGATAAGTTAGAGCGGGAAGAACATAATCGTCTTTTTGCCGGCAATAAAAAATAGCCCCTTTTAACGAAGGGAGATAGCATGTTAAAGTTTTTGAAAAATATGTTTGCATCTATCCTCTTTCTTTTGTTTAACCATTCCGGAACAGATGTAACCGCTATGGTAGCTATGGATAGTGATACCAATAGCGACTTGGATTACAATGTTCCAGAAATTTGGGAAGCTCGGTTACGCTTGGATGCTTCCAAAAAGAGCTTTTGGAGTGCATTAAAAGGGAAAGAAGGAAGCGAAAAGCCGATCGTTGAAAAAACCGAGTTTGTCAATCAAGCTGGTGATGTTATACACATCCAGGTTATGTCTGAATTATACGGGCCGGGGAGGACAGGAGAGAATACCCTTAGAGGTTATGAGGATAAACTCTCAACTGCCCAGTTTGATGTAACCGTTGACTGGCTGAGAAAAGCAGTAGCCTTAACAAAGAAAGTCAAAAAAGAAGTAAATTTTGACGTTCTGCAACAGATTAGGCTAAGGCTTTCTAACTGGATGGCAAGAGAATTGGATAGACAGACTTTTGCACAACTTTTGGATAATGTTTCAGATACTCTATATGGCGGAAACGCAACCAGCTCGGCAACTTTGAACGACGATGATACTTTCACGACTCAGGAATTGGATAAGATTAAGCTTGCTTTGGATAGAAAAGGCGCAATTCCTTTGAGTGTATCAAGAGATAGCGGGCAGGAAACTTATCATTACGGCGTGGTTATTTCTGAGGTTGATGAATATAACCTTCGCGGAGACGACAGATGGTTGAGTGCCGTTCAAGCGGCAGCGTCTCGTGGTGATAATAACCCTATCTTTACTGGTCGTCCTGTTGAGTGGAATGGGTTGTTAGTTTATACGCTTCGTGGAGTAAAAGCTGCTAATTGTGTTCAGGGAACCCCTTTAAGGCCAGAAACGACCGTGTATGGTTCTCTGGCGGCTGATGCGACTACTGTTACTGTTGGTGGAGCAGCAGTTTCTAATAGTGGCGAAGAGAAACAATACACCCAGTTTTTTAGTTCAAGTGGGACAATTACCATTGGTTCTGAGGAAATTACTTATACCGGAAAAACTTATAGGACTTTCACTGGTTGCACAAGAGGAGCTAATTCTACGACTGCTGCGGCTCATTCAAATGGCGATTTAGTAACTCAGCGCAATGTCTCCAAAGTTATCGCTTTTGGTGCTGAAATATGCGCCTTTGCATGGGGACAGCAGCCTAAGAGAGTGCAGGATACGGATGACTATGGTTTTGTTACTGGTATTGGTATTGAGACCTTATATGGCGTAAAAGCCATAGAGGATTCCGCAGGAAATAAACCTAACTACTTGGTTATGGAGTGCTACTCCAAAAACCCGGGAACAATATAGAGAGGAGATAAACTAATGAAAAAGTTATTTTGTTTGTTAGTTTGCCTGGCTCTCGTATTGGGTGCATTTGTTCCTGTATTCGCCGGTTCTTATGATAGAGAAGATGCTGATGAGGCTGGTTATGTAAACTGTTCGGCAAGAAATAGCGATGGTTCCCTTTTTAGTGGTGCAGGCTATATCTATGCCGTAACCTTATATGCAGCCAGTGCGACTTCTACATTAACCATATATGATGCTTCAAGTGCAACTGGAAATGTGGTAATTGAAGTCGCTGAAGCTACTGCTGGTGATTCTGCAAGGTTAGAATTTACCAGGCCTGTTAAAGTTTCAACCGGTGCTTATGCTGATCTTAGTGGTTCAAATGCTGCCGTAGTTGTTGAGTATAGGTAAACAAAAGTCAAGGGGCGGTCTTAAATGGCCGCTCCTTACTTTAATGATGAGGATAAAATGAGGAAAATAATCTCTTTAATTATATTAGTATTTTTTTGTTTTGTAAGCTTAGTTTTTGCTTCTGACGCTCAAAGGATGGTTAGCTCTGACCTTAAAACTTCAGATACAGCAATAAAAACAAGTGCCGGCAAGATTTATAAAGTCAGTATGCTTGCTACTTCGGCTCAAGGGTGGGTAGCTGTTTATGACTCATCTTCATCTGCTGTTTCTGGAAAAACGGTCTTGATAGAACTTCAGGAAGCAACCCAATATTGCAGCACGGAAATAGACTTTTCTGAAGGTCTTAATGCTCGTGAGGGTATATATCTGGAGCAAAATGGTGCGTCAGCAATCGTTTATTACTACTAATATATTTGATTGGTCTTTGAAAGCTTTTTTATTTCTTGCACCGATTATCTGGCTGCCGGGTTTTACTCAGAAGTCATTACAGCTTTTGTTTTTTAACTATGGCGCTTTGATTCTTTTCGGGTTGAGCATAAGCCTGCCGGCCAAAAGAGAATTTAAGAATTATAATATCCTGATTCTGTTTATCCTCGCAGTAGTCATTTCCCTCATAAGAGCGCCTCATCATTTATCAATAAGCCTATTACATATTATTTTTGGTTGCCTGCTTTATTACGCTATCGTGCGCAGCACTTCTGATATTCAGGGCGTTTTAAAGTGGTTTATGTATCTGGCGTTAATTAATGTTGCGTTTATGGTATTACAGCTTTTTGGAATAAATTTAGTATATGGCGAACAACCTAAACTTTTCTGCGGCCTTATGGCGATGAATAAGCACCTTGCGATATTACTTGCGTTTATTGCACCGATACTTGCTGTTTTTTCAGTATGGGCGCTTCTTTTGGTAGGGATAGCGTTAGGAATGGTCAGGAATTATGCGGCTATGCTTGCTTTTACAGCTATGTTTTTAGTGGCGCTTCATTTCCAGATTAAGAGTTGGAAGAAAAAGATTTTAATTATTATTCCGATTTTAGCATTAGTGGTTTTTATAGCTTTGCCTTTATTCGGCTCTTTGTCATATAAAATCAATTCTCGGCTTCCGGTTTGGCTTTTTACTCTGAAACAAAGTTTAGGCAATCCTTTTATCGGATATGGCCTGGATACATTTACATTACACGCCGAATTATCTAATTTCAGATTAGGCGAAGGCTGGATTGTTGAGACTTACAACGAATACTTAAGGTTTATATATGAGTTTGGGTTTGTGCCTTTTGTCATATTGGCTTATTCCTTATTTTCTTATTTTAAAAGATTATCCGCCGGAATTATCGGTGATAGATTAAAAATGGCTTTTGTTTTATCAATAATTTCAATACTCGTGGTCTGTTTTTTTCAGGACGCACTTCATATAGGCAGATTAGCTGTTCCAATAATAATAATAATTGCTCTTTTTGAGGCATATTTATTAGACAAGCAAAATAAGGAGGTTATTCATGATTAAAATACGTTACAACGGCAGACGTTTTCCCAGGGCAGTTCTTTTAGAGAATCATCAGAGAAAAATCTTTTGGCCGGAGAGAAAAATTATAGAGCTTCCCGATAATGAAGCTTACCGTTTACTACAAGGCAATATTAAACTTTCCTATACTCAATGGGAGTTTGAGATTACGGGAGTAACACAGGATAAACAGGAAAAACCTAAACTAGTTATTTCGGAAATTCCAACAGACACAATTCCAAAATTCGAATCTGTTAAAGAGGTTGAGGGAAAGCCGGTTGTAAAACCAAAGAAAAAAGTAAAAAGGATGAATCCGACAAAGAAAATAAAAAAGGAGGGTTAAGATGAATTTGAATATTAAGACAATCGTAAGCGATTTTGAAAAAAGAGTCAGCGTTTTGAAAAAGGAAGTTGACGGCTTGGAAAAAAAGAAAGCCAATTATGAGGCTGATATTGAAGCCCTAAGCCGCAAACAAAAAGAGCTTAATTCGGCGGTTGCTGATAAGTCTAAATATCTGGCTGGCGAAGTGGCAAAGGCTGTTAATGCCGCCCTGGAAAAGCTAAAGATACAGGAAAATGAGGTAGTTTCTCAAAAGGAAGCTTTAGTTAAAGACAGGGGACAAGCCGGAATATTGCAGAAAACCCTTGATGAGAAAATAAAAGAAACCGACAAACTAAAGGTAAATCTGCAAACGAGCATCAGAGAATATCTGGACTTAAAGGCAGAGGTAGAGGATATAAAAAACAAGCTTGAAAAAACGATAGAGGTTATTAAGGGAGTTTTTAATGGGTAGGATGTCAAGGATAATAAATTATACCTGCACTCTTGCTGATACTTGGTATAAGGTTTTTGATGAGAGTGATTATCGTAAAAACCCGATTCAGGAAATCAAGGTAAAGTTGAGGGAAGGGACAACTGCGGATCATTTCAGGTATGCCTACACCGCTTCTCCTTCAACCTGGATGACTTCAACTTCCGGTTTTGTCGTTTTAAAAAATGTAAAGAAGCTTTATGTCTATATTCCCGATACCGCCGGTATTGTAGTTGAGATAGAAATTCTTTATAAGTAAGGGGTGAAAAATGCCTACATATGGTAAGCAGTTTAGCGATATTTATAACGAGTCTGCAAGGGATACTGGAGATACAACTACTTCGCATATTACTTATGTAAAGAAAAAGGTTAATGATGCCCTTCGGGAAATCTGCAATACGATGAAATATAGCTGGATGCAGAGGGAAACGGATATTACTTTAACGGCTTCCCAGCAATATGTGAATATGTCTGATGTGGCTTCTGATTGGGATGAAGACCAGCCGGTTGAGATATTTTACAGGAATTCTGCAAATAAAAGGCAGGTATTGAATCAGTATGACGATACCGAATGGAAAAGGGAAGAGGATACAGACGAAGGCGATGTTTACGGATGTCATATAACTATGAAATCAGGGATATGGCGTATTTTGTTTGTATTAGTGCCGGACAGCGCTTTTGTCTCAAGTTACTCTCCTCTGAAAATGGAATATCAGAAAAAACCAACAGAGCTTTCCAGCGATACCGATATTCCGGAGATACCAACTTCCCATCATCAGGGTTTAGTTTATTGGACGAATAAATTGATTTGCGCCGAAATGGGCGACACCGAAGGATTTGCACTTTGGGAAAGATTAGCTGATAGCGCATTAGGTCTGCTTAAAAAAAGGCAGGTTCACAGGTTGGGCAGGCCCAAAAGAGTGCGTCCTCATCCCTGTATAACTGTCAGGGGCAGGGCGTATCAACCGAAGGATTATAATTTATAAGATGTATAAACGGCATCGCTTCACGAATGTTACGAAATTATTTAGCGGGATGAATGTTGTTGATACTCCCGATATTATCACGCAGAAGGGGCAAGCAACTTATATTCTGAATTGTTATAATCATCCTGAAGGCGGGATTGCCAAGCTTTTCGGGCGCTCTAAACATAATTCAAGCGCTATCGGCTCGGATGATGAGATAACCGGAATATATGAGCTTGATATTACCACCCCGGCCTTTTTCTGCATAGCTGAGAGTAAATTCTATAAAGATAATAACGGTACTTGGGAAGACAAGACCGGAGGGGTTTCAATTACGGATAGCGCAAATAACTTATGGACTTTTTCTAAATTTCAAGATTACCTCATAGGTACTTGTTTATTAAGGGACTCGGCCATTGAACATGACGGCGGTTCAGGTAATGCCACCAATGTTTCAAATATGCCGGCGGGCAAATTCAACGCTGTTTTAAAGAACAGGCTTTTTTCCCTTAATACGGCGGCTCAGCCTAAATTAGCGTATTGGTCCGGGATAAACGACAGGACTTTCTGGGATATCACTAATGATTACCTTAACTTTAAGGCTTCTGAATCTGACGATAAACCGATAAGCGGCGTATGTGAACATCTTAATACTCTTGTGGTAGGCAAAGAAGATTCAATCTTCAGGGTTTATCACACAGGGACAACTCCACCCTTTAAGTATTACTGCATAAGTAGGAAAACCGGCGTGATGAGCCATTTCAGTATGCAGAATATCCCTCCTTGCGGCGCGTATCCGGAACGGCTGATTTGGATAGGCAGGGATAATTTTTACCAGTTGATAGGCGATACGGTTACTTCAATAGGCGACGATATAAAGGCTTTCTTCTCTGAAGGAGCGCCATTCCAAATAAATCTGAACAGGTTGCAATATTGCGTGTCGGGAATAATAAAAGAGAAGAATCTTTACTGGTGCGCTTTTACTTCCGGCTCAGGATCTACCAATGATTATTGCTTTATCCTTGATTATAAAAATATGCAATGGTGTATATCCGACTTTGTGGTTAATTCATTCGGAAAAAGAAAAGTATCCGGTAGGGAGTATTTATATTCAGGCAATTATACCGGCACAGTCTGTAAACATGATACCTCAGTTTATAATAACCTCGGCGCAGCCTATACCTCGCAAATGTATTTCCCCTGGCTTGATTTCGGCGATACCCAATTAGAAAAGCAGATTAAATACTTGATAGCCTTGTTTGATGCGGTAGGTAATTACGATATTACTGTTGAATACAGGACTAATTTAGAGACGGATAATTTTACTCTTTCAATGGTAACAGGAGTGGACTTATTAGGTATAGATTTCGTGTTAGGCACTTCTACTTTAGGTGGCGTTGATGTTGTAGAACGATCCGGTGAGATAAATAAGAGAATGAAAAGGATACAACTGCTTATTTCACACTCTACCGTTGATGAATATTTTAGGTTGTATGCTCTGGGCTTTTTATGGCGGCCTATGAAAGGTTACAGGATAGAATGACGCCTGTTAAGTTATTGATTCCGATATTGCTTTTAGCTTGCCTATTTGACATAAAGACTAAAATTATTCCGGTTTATCTGACTGTTGGCGGGATAGCTTTAGGGATATTTTTTACAAGGAATATTGTGTTTTCTTCTTTAGGCGTTGCCATAGGTTTTTTGTCGGTATGGATTATAAATAATACAAGGTTGCATATTTTAGGTGGAGGAGACGCAAAGTTATTCAGCGTAATAGGTTCTTTTTTGGGGTGGCAGATTACTTTATTATCTATTTTTCTGGCCTGGGTATTATATATGCCTTTTAAGACTGGAGAGCCGAAGCCCTATGCGCCTTTTATATTAACGGCAGTTTTACTTTTGGTGGTTTATGGATAAAGAGATATTATTTGAGGATTTAAAGCAGCCGCAGGATTTATTTTTGCTTAAAGACCATTTAAGAGAATTATACCGTCTGATAGAGCGAAGGTATATCAGCGTGGATTTTTCGGCTACCCCTACTTTTGACTGCGATGAGGGAGATATATTCAAGATTACCCTGACTGGAAATATTACCGGTATTACCTTAAAAAACGCTTATCAGGGAAGGACGATAACAATAATTTTCTTACAGGATGCCATAGGTTCAAGAACGGTTGCGGGTTGGGCTTCCAATGTGAAACTTGCCGGTGCGGCTTTTACCGTAACATCAACCGCAAGCGTTTATTCAGCAATAACTTTAACTTATACGGGTTCAGTATGGGTAGAGGTAGCACGAAGTTTAGATATTAGATGAAATTTTATATGTTCACCTTGATTAGAAAACAATTTAAGATTTTTAGATCTATCATCAAGTGTATTCCTATCTCCAAAATAAAGACGGCTTTCAGTCTGCAAATGAGGAAACGGTTAAGTTTCCAAGACTTACTCACCGCCAATTTTAGACATAAAAAATCCGTTCCCTCATTCGCTATTCTAATTATAGCATTTATTTTAGTAATGTCAATATCAAATACGGCCTCTGCACGCCTGCCTACGCAGGAGCAGTTAAATAAATACTGTATAGCCGTAATACTTAAAGTTGATTATGATGTGCATTATTTCTGTATTCCGACGATAGTAAATTTTGATGATACAGGCCTGACGGTAAAATACGGAAAGAATTTAAGCAAGCAGAATTTCATTCCTAAAGATGAAATTGTCAATTTTGAGGATGCAATTGCAAAATATGAACAATTAAGGAAGGATTACAAATGGTAAAGAAACTTTTAATTTTGGCAATAGTTTTATTGTTATTCACTTATGGTTACTGCGGGGATATTTCAAAATCCCACACATATATAAACGGAGAAGTGCTTACGGCGGCGCTCCTCAATACTTCTTTTGACGAGATTATCAATGAAGTTAATGATTTGGATACGGATAATCTGGCTTCAAATATAGCGATAACCACTTCCGGCAATAGCACCTTTTCAGGGACGCTGACTGCTTCTGGCGGATTTACCTCAAGCGGAAACACAACTTTAGGGGATGGTTCAAGTGAATTATTGACTATTAACTGCGCCAATGGAATAACCTTTACTCCTGCGGTTACTTGGACTTTTACCGCCGATCAGACGGTTTCAGGGACTTGGGCTGATTTAGGGACAGTTACGACTGTTGATATTAACGGTGGCACGATAGACGGAGTTACGATAGGTGCTTCATCCGCTCCGACTGTTACTAATTTAGGGACAGTTACGACCTGCGATATAAACGGCGGGTCTATTGATGGCGTTACCATCGGTGCTACCTCAGCGCCAACGGTAACTAATTTAGGCAATGTTGCCACCACTGGAACAGTTACTCTTGGCGGAAAGCTTACTGGTGGGGCAAACGAGATTGAGGGAAGTAATTTTGATATTGACGGCGGGTCAATAGATGGGGTTACAATCGGAGGTTCTTCTGCTGGAGCAATTACCTGCACTACACTTAATACTGGAGGTAAATTAACAGCAGGGGCAAACGAGATTGAGGGAAGTAATTTTGATATTGACGGCGGGTCAATAGACGGCGTAACAATAGGTGCTGCTTCCGCCCCTACGGTTACGGATATAGATATAAACGGTGGCACAATGGATGGTGTTCAGATAGGTGGTACTACCGCTACTGGTGAGTTGATTGTTAATAATGCAAGTGATGACGCTGATGGTTTAGGTTCACAGGGAACAGCAGGGCAATTTTTGCAATCACAAGGTGCAGGGGTAAACCCGATTTGGGCATATGCTTTTAAAGAAGACGGTTCTACGGTTTTATCAGAAACGGAATTTCCTTTAAGTTGGTATGACTTAGATATTAGCGCATATGTAGGATCAAATGCTGTTTTATGCTTATTTAAAATAACAGCTCAAGATACTCCCCCAGAGGGAACAACAGATAAAGGAAGTATTAGGACTAATGGTTCGACTGATGCTCCCCTAGAACAATATTTCCACGAGGGTGATTATAATTTCGTTTGGGCTTATACAGATGCCAACGGTATTGTAGAGTATGGAGGAGCTTATAGCAACAACAGAGTCAGGGCGGTCGTAGAGTTAGTAGGTTATTTTCCATAATGTATTAAATGAAATACAATATCTCAATCTTAAAACCCGAGAATTATCCTGAACTGATTAAGTTAGCAGAGAGTGTAAACCTTGATGAAAAGATAGATTTTCAATGCACTTTTATAGCGGCGCAAAACGGCACTCCGGAATTATTAGGGGTAGCGGGAATAAATTTTAATAAGCGCTTTCCGAGGTTTGAACATATATTAGTCAGCAAGCCATTTCAGAAAACAAGGCTTGGCGTGATATTACTAAAGGCGATGGAAAAATACCTGATAGATAACGGTTATGATACTTATGTGTCTTATATTTTAAATTCAAGAGAGCATATGCAGAAATACGCCCTTAAATGGGGTATGAAAGAATACAATAAGACCGACGACGGAAAATGGTTCTATAAAAGGTTATAAGGAGAGTGCAAGATGAAAAAATTACTTAAAGATTTATTCTTTAGCTTTTTAATGTTGTTAATAAGTAATGTTGGTTGCGGTGGTGATGACCATAACCCCCCGCCACCTCCGCAATATAGGAAGACCCTTACACTACGGAGTTAAAGAGTATTTTAGTGCCGAAAGTAAAGGAACTAGCAAATATCCCTTATAGTGATTGGCTCAAGAGGTTTACCATCCCTGAGACTTTACCTACCACAGAGGCGCAGACGCGGTTAATGGGTCTTTTTGATGCTGGTTATCCCACTACGGGATACGAGGGTTATCTTAACCGGCTTACTCCTGGTTCATCCTCTTTGATGGATACCGCTTTAAGCAGATACCAGGGGTTATTTGACCAGGATTACAGCTTGGCGGATTATTCTCAGGTAGAGAAAGATTATCTTGATACCGTGCTTAAAGAATATAAGAAAGCAAGGGAAGAAGGTTTTGAGCCGGTAAAAGAAGGTTTGATTGCTGAGAATTTATTTGGGTCGGGCCCGGGATTTCAAAAGATGGTCGAATACGGCGAGGATACGGCTGAGGGCGTAGCTGATATTTCAAAGAAATGGGCTTATGAAGGGCTACGAAGGCAAATGCAGCAACAACAATATATGGACGCCCTAAAACGCGGTGATTATTCAACTATGTATAACCTTGCTCTTTCCGAAGAGACAAGGAAAATGACCCCTGTTTTACAGGCAACACAGTTAGCGAATATGGAGAAAGAATATTACGATGCCTTGATGAGAGGGGATATTGAGACTGCTTTTAATATGGGGCAACTCTTGAAACAATCTGCGCTTTATCCGATAGAGCAGGCAACTAATTACCAATTTATGGGTTTAAATCCTGCTTCCGGATTATTCGGGCAATTACAAGCTACCGATTTAAAAAAATACCAGGGAGAAATGAGCGCCTGGCAAACATTGGCGCAGTTAGAGGCAAATAAGAAAGAGAGTAATTTAGGCGGGTTAGGAAGTTTATTAGGAATGGGGGCAGGTGCTTTATTAGCCTTGCCTACCGGTGGAATGTCTGTTCTTGGTGGCGCTGCTTTAGGTGGTTTATTGGGTGGTGGAACAGGCAGTATGTTTCAATATTAAAGGAGGCTTATTATGATGTTCAACCCTTCAAGTAATAAATACACAGATGCTTTAATAGAGCTTCTTAGTCAATTTGCATTAAAAGATTGGGAACGGCAACGAAATCAAGAGGTAACATTAAAGAATATTGAGGCAATGAAAAGTCAGGGTTTATTCGGCAAAGATATGAGTATTCCTGCTTCGTCTTTTGACAGGCCGGCTATCCCTTCGGTTTATTTAAAAGGAATAAACCTTCAAACAGGGCTACCTTCAATAGGTTTTTATTCTCCCCAAGAGCAGAAGGCGATGGGTTTTCAGGCTGATGTTGACCGCTATATGAGGGCAAGGCAGGAGTATAAAACTGGTCAAGGAATGACAAGAGGGCATTTTAGAGCTTTACCGCCTGGGGAAAGGGCTTCTTTTATTAAATCAAGGGTGGCTAATTTTCCGGGTGCGACAAGGGCTTTGAAAGAATTGAGGCCGAGGTTTGAGGGAAAAAACTTTATGTTAACAGATAAGGACAATATAAGGAAAGAGCGAGCCTTACAAGTGATAAACCAACAGTTAAGGTAATTGGCAATTCTCTTATTAAATATGACCCTTCAAATAACAAAGTTAATATTATGTATGAGGGGAAAGGTAAAAAACAATTAAAAGAGCTTGTTGATGGCAGGATTGTTGAGTATGACCCTATTTCAGGGAAGATGAAAGAGATAGTGAATTCAGCGGGACAAATTCTTGAAGGAGCTTCTACTACCACGACTATAAAAAATAAACAATATACTTCTGAACAGGAAAAGCTGATTACAGAAAATATGAAAGCATACCCAGGTAAAACAAGAGAAGAAATAATTGAGGCATTGATAAGTAAAGGAATTTTATAATGTCGGTTATTGCTAACCTTTTTGGTAAAGAGGTTAAAGAAAGAGATTTAGTAGTTCCAAATCTTTTTAGCAAAAGAAAATCCTCTTTAATGGAACAGGAAGCTGGATATGAAATAGTTAAAAAAGGTAATAGATATTATTCTATGAAGAAAAGACCGCCTTTGATAAATAAAGAAAAAACTTCCTACTCTCCCAAAGCTACCTTAAAGAAAAATCTTTCTTATTTATCCTCTTTTATTGAAGAAAGCTTTACGAAACCTATTAAGACTTTCTATGGGGGAACACTAACGTCTTCCGCTAATTTTGCTGATACTCTTGATTTTTATGCCGATAAAATCGCCCAGATATTAGGCTTGCCAGAAACAAAAGATAGCATATTTGAATATCTTAGGGATAACTGGAGTTATTGGGCAGATAAGCTTCAGAAAGAAGGGGTATCTAATAAAATTGCCAAAGCAGTGTATTTTGGGTTAGGCCAGGCTTGTTTTGAAATTCCTAAACTTATGGCTTTAGGGCCATATGGATTAGTTATTTCCGGTGCTGCCGAAGGTTATAAAGAGGGCGAGGTAAAAGGAGCATTAGCCGGGGGAACGGTAGGAGTTTTAACAAAAGGGATGTTGAAGGGGTTAAATGTTTTGCCTATTCAAGCTAAAATTCCCGTTGCTTTTGGAACTGGTGCAATTACTACTCCTGGGGATATAGAAGAAAAAATCGCAGGTGGTGCGGTATTAGCAGGTTTATCATTGTGGGGCAAATCCCCCACTATGAAAGAATTTAAGGCAACCCAAAGTAAATATTCTCCATTAGTAAAGGGATACCGTAAAGTATTACCTTATGAAACAAGAGAGAGAATTTATCAGAATTATATCAATCGTTTTCAATCAATAGAGAATACCGTTCAAAAAGCCAAAGAATTAGGGGCAAAAATACTACCAGGGGAAAATCCGGCTTTAAGAGCGCGGACTTATTTAAGCGTAGGGAATAAAGTCCATACAGTTTTAGAAAACAAAACTTATCGTATAACCCCACAAGGAAAAATTGAGATTACCGGCGAAGGCTTAAAACCTATATTAGATTATTATGATAAACGAAGCCCAATTAAAGGAAGGGTAAACAGGGAAAAAGATTTAGTAGATTATCTTATTGCAAGCAGGACAATAAAAGATTTGCAGAGGCCAAAAGCTAAGTGGACTAAAGAACAGATAGCGACTTCTAATCAGGTGGGGCAAGCAAAAGCAACTTTAAATAATCTTAACAAGAAGTATGGCAAGAATATAACCCATTTAGAACAAACCGCCCAACGCCTTTACGCTTATCAAAAAAGGGTTTTACATACTCTTGTAGATAGTGGAAATATGTCTCAACAACAGTATGATTTAATTCTCGCCAGAAACCCTAATTATATTCCTTTTGACAGGGTTATAGAAAGTGTTGATACTTCCAGCCTTCCTGTAAGCAAAAAAAGGTTTACTGGCGCAAGAAGTCCTATAAAGCGTATTAAAGGTTCGGAATTGGAAATCCATAATCCTATTGAAAGTATGATTAAAAATACTTATCGGATTATGGATATTGCCGAAAGAAATACGGTTGCAAGAGGAGTAGCTAAATTAAGCAAGGTTTTACCTGAAGACATATCTCCTGTAAAAATCCCTATTGTTCCTCTTGCTAATGCTAAAAAGGTTCTTACTAAAATAATTAAACAACATAAGGAATTGAAGCCACTTTTGAAGATACGACCTTCAATGGTTGCTCAATATGAAAAGGCTACTGAAACTATTTTTGGCCCAAGCCCATTTAAGCCTAAAGGCAATGTCATAGAATATTTTGAGAATGGAAAACGCCAGTATATAGAAGTTACTCCTAATCTTTATCAAGCAATGACCGGGCTAAATGAAACCTCTTTAGGTTTAATGACAGAGATTATGTCTAAACCTGCTCATTGGTTAAGAGTAGGTGCAACCATAACGCCGGAGTTTATGTTTAGAAATCCCATAAGAGACCAGCTAACTGCTTTAATGCAGACAAATTTCGGCTTCAAGCCATTTGTGGATACTGGGGGTTCAATAGCGGATATATTAGGTAAGTCTGAAGTATATGTTGACTGGCTTCGCTCTGGAGGGGCTTATTCCGGATTTGTAGAGCTATCAAGGTCTAATTTACAAAAATCCTTAAAGGAATTACAACGCAGACCATCATTGTTAAAAAACTTAAACATAATATCTAAAGCTCAGGATATTAGCCAGTTATTTGAACAGGCAACAAGATTAGGGGTTTATAAAAGAGCGATTAAAAAAGGAATGACACCGGTTGAGGCCGGATACCAAAGCAGAGAGGCAACTGTCGATTTTGCGCGGAAGGGAGCTAAGACAAAAGATATAAATGCGGTTATTGCCTTTTTCAATGCTGGTATTCAAGGAATTGATAAATCTTTTAGGACTGCTAAGGCAGACCCAGCTGGATTTGCGATAAAAGGGATTACCAGCATAACTATACCGTCTTTATTATTATATCTTAAAAATCGCAATGACCCTGATTATAAAGAAATACCTCGCTGGGAGAGAGATTTATTCTGGGTAACAAAAGTAAGAAATACTTATGTAAGAGTGCCAAAACCATTTTTATACGGACAGATATTTGGTTCATTACCAGAAAGGTTTATGGAATATTTAGATACCCAAGACCCAGGCGCTTTTGACAAAATAGATAAATCTTTATATGACGCTTTATTGCCTGTTTCTGGAGACCCTGCTTCGGGTATTTTAGCAACTGCTATAAAACCATTGATTGAAAATGCTACTAATTGGAGCTTTTTTAGGGAAAGACCTATTGTTCCAGAAAGTAGAGAAAGATTATTACCAGAGGAACAATATGGAAAATATACCACAGAGACAGCGAAGTTATTAGGTAAGGTAGGAAAATATCCTCCAGCGAAGATAGAAAATTTAGCTCAAGGCTGGTTTGGCGGAACAGGAAAGTATGCTTTGGAAGCAGGGGATATGCTAATTAAAGGAATAAAAAAAGCAAGTGGTGAAAAAGTTAAACCAGAAAGACCAGCTGAATTATCAGATTTTCCTTTAGTAAAAGGATTTGTTACAAGACCAGCAATGAGTTCGGGAGCAGAGAGTATTCAACAGTTTTATGAAAATAAGAATGAATTAAGTAAAGCATATTATACTTATCGTAATTACTTAAAAAAAGGCGACAGAGAAAATGCTTCAAAAATAAAGAGTAAATATCCAAACCTTACATTTGCACGCATTTTGAATAAACAGGCAAAGATTTTATCTAATTTAACTAAACAGATAGAAATAATAATTAAATCAGAAGAATATAGCGAAAGCGAAAAAAGAAAGTTGATTAACGGTATAGAGAAAAGAAGAGTAGAGATTGCAAGGAAAGGGCTTAGCCTTATAAAAAAAGCTAAGTCTTTAGTTGTGCCTGATTTGTTTGGTAAGGGAAAAAATAAAAGTTTAGTAATGCCTAATTTATTTGATTAGTATGAATAGCCGATTTCAGCTAAGGAGGGGCAGTTTTTGCAACGATTTTTCAAAATCTTACAAATTTGAATAGCAACTAAAAACGCAATAATGACTATACTGGTTTTAAAAATTGCTTTTACAAGAATACCAAAAGACTCATTAGTTTTATAGAGATTAACTATATTCATTGCTCTTTCACACTTCCTACTGGAAAGCCATAGCGGTTAAAAATGGTATAAGATTTAGGCAGAGAAAAGGAATTAGTAGAATTATTAGATTTAAAAGCATTAATATTAGTTTGTCGCTCTTGCAAATCTAACTGTTGCTGTTGTAGGTTTAGACTTTGCATACCCATAAACATATTTATAGCCATAGCATTTTGTTGGCTTTCTAATATTGCTTGTTGGTAGGCCTGGCGCTGTATCTGCTCATAACCCCAGCGATAATCTTCTTTGCTTATGAGGCGGAGATCGTAGTAAGTGTCTAAATGAAAAAGGGCAGAATTTTTATCGTAACTGAATAATTTGCCTTTTACGAAATATGCAGCAGCTTGACCCCATTTAGGAGAGCCGTAAATATGACAAATTATAGAGGAGTCTTCAGCAACTTTGACAACTTCGGTAGGTTTGCCGATTTTTTCTTCGGCTTCGGAAAGGGCAAGATTAGGGTTTCTATCAAGGGTTTTAATGAAATGGTTTGCCGAAACACAACTACAAAGAAACAGACAAAAACATATGGTAATTAACTTACACACTTTCATAACTCAAATATAGCACCTAAAAGTTATTTGTCAAGGGTAAATATTATGATGAAAAAACAGATACTTATAATCGCAATTCTGTTTATTTCCGTAAAAGTCGGTTATTCGGATTTACCGCCTTCCAGGGCAAAGCAAATAAGGACAGATACAAGCAATTTTGATAATAATTTATCTTCTGCGGATAATACCGCACAAAAGGCGTTTGAAACCTTAGATGAATTAACTTTTAGTGGAACACCTGGTGGTAATGATACCGAATTTCAATATAACAATTCAGGAGCATTTGCAGGGACTTCCGATATGATTTGGACTGCTAACAATGTAACCTTTATAGACGACCAACGCCTTAGATTTGGTAGTGATAGTGATTGGGGTTTAGGTTATGAAGAAAACGACGAGGATAGCTTGACTTTTAGCACAGAGAAAACCGCTTCGACTGGAACTGATAATGCTATGCTTAATATAGCCGTTGATATTCTTAATCAGGGTTGCACGGCAAATCAGGAAATCTTTGAAGTGGGAAAAGGCGGGATTGACGATGGCGACGAAAACTGGATTGAATTATTTGCTGTTGATGAGGATGGCGATGTAAGTGTTGGGGGTGATATTACCATCTCTGGCGGCAACATAAACACAGGCAATATTCCTTTAGTGGTAGGCGACGCAACTACCGACTCAATAACTTTTTCAGTTGACGGCACAGGGGATGGTGAAATTGTGTTGCCCAATGACAGCGTGGGGTCGGATGAGATAAACTCTACCACAGGGGCGTATGATTTTGGCGGGGTAATCTCTCTTGAAGTGCCTAACACAGCAGGCGATGTCACTTGCGATGCCGCAGGCGAGGTGGCGGTTGATACCACCCAGAAGCAATTTGTTTGGCATGACGGAACAAGAGAAGTAGCTATATCTTCTGACCGTAAAATAACCGCCTTGATTACCTCAGGAGATTGGGATTTAGACAGCGATAAGTGGCTACATGAGTTTGACTCAACCGTCTATCCTGATGGAATAGTAATAACGAAATGGGCAGTTGATGCTAATGTTGCAGATCCTTCTGTTGAACTTGATGCTAATCTTATGTATTGTGATACATTATCAAACGGGGCATTTCCAGGGGCTAATGCAACTTTAATAGATGTTTTAGATACCACAACGGGTAATTCATCTGAAAGCGATATGTCTAATTCTGATTTAGGAAGCGGAACAATACCTACAGGAAAAATACTTTATATAGATATAGATGTTGACCCTGCGATAGATACAAATTTCTTTGTGTTACAGATTTGGTTTTATCAACCTGAAAGTTAGAGGTTAATATGAAGAAATGGTTGTTATTGTTTTTATTGATACCTGTTCTTTGTTTTGCTCAAGAAACTTGGCAATACAAAAAAGTAGTAGAAACTTGGCAGGATATAGCAGGTAAATATCGGGTTAAAGTTGTTATTACTAACGGCAAAGAAAAAAGATGTATTATTCTAAAATTTCAGAATAAAGAAACCGAAGAAGAAGTTATTGCTGAAACTAATAAAATTTGTGAGATGCTAAATAATCCACCTCCACCAGAGCCAACGATAAATAAACTTAAAGAAATTATAAAAGAGAAAAATTTGATTATTGAAGAACTTACAAAACAATCGATGATAGAATGAAAAAACTATTTTTAACTTTAATATTTGTGAGTCTGTTAGTAAGTAAATGTTTTGCTGCAATCTATTACTTGGATTATGAAAATGGCGACGACAGTAATGACGGCTCGTCTTGGGCTAATGCTTGGAAGACAATCACAAGTGGAGCAACTGCCATAAGGATAGCCCCTGGTGATATTATCAGGATTGCTAAAAGCCCTGCCCCAGTTTCTATTGGTGATGCAACGTGGACTAATCTTTCAAAGACAGTAACCCTTACTTCTGCTCAAACCGCTACCATTGAATTATGCGAAACTGCTTGGGTTGCTTCTACCAATGTTACGGCTACTACTTCATCAACAGAAAAAGAAGGTAATTATTCCGCCTCTCTTGCCATCGGTTCGGATTTTACTACTGGTAAAGTTGCCTATAAATCTTTTACTACTCTTGATTTATCGGCTTATCAAAAAATCTCACTTTGGATTAGGAATTCAATTGTGATTAGCGCTAATTATCTTAAAGTTGTTTTGTGTTCGGATACTACAGGCGATACCATCGTTGATACTTTTTATATCCCCGCAATCCCTTCAACTAATAGATATCTCCCCTTAACTTTGACCAAAGACGGCGGAGGAAATCTTGGCTCATCTATCCAATCAATCGCTGTTTATGCGGATACTGACCCAATGACCCCCACTTTATTATTAGATAACATTATCGCTTGCACCACAAACGGACTTAACCTTCAAAGTTTAATTTCAAAAAATTCCTCCGAACAGGGTGGCACGGAGGGTTGGTATGGAATACAAAGTATTGTAGGGATAACCGTTAAATTGGATACCGATACTAATCGTGAGGCAAACTCTGGTAGAGGATATTCGGGAACGACCGAGACCATTACCACTTATAAAAGGGAAACAATTAAGACTGCTATGGCTTCAAGTTCGACAAAACAGGTGCAGGCGGTTCAGGATAGCGGAACATCAGGGAATAACATAGAGTTTCAGGGTGGCTGGGATACCGCCACCACAGTTCAGGATGGCGAAACATTTTTTGATGGCTTAAATGGTTATGGATACGGAATTTATGTTTCTGGAAAGCATAATGTAACTTTTAACCATCTAAATGTTTGTAGATATTATACGGGTATTGTTTACTACAATAATAGTTGTAACAATACCATAGATACCTTGACCAGCACTAATAATAATTCAAGTGTCGGTATTTACTACAATAGTAGTCATCACAACACTATTAACAACTTAATTAATGTTTCTAACAATTCTTCTTACGGCATTTCGTTCGGCTCTGCCCAAAATAATACTATAATCACTTTGACTAATCTTAATAATAATAATTCTTATGGCATTTATTTCTACAGCAGCAGCTACAATAAAATAAAGACTATAAGTAATGCCAGGAATAACTATGGGTATGCTATCTATTTTGCCTCTCACAGCAGCAATAATTATATATATTCTTTATCAACAGAAGATAATAGTTCAAAAGGAATTATTAATGGTTACGGAAGGAATTATCTTTTTAATGCTCTGATAGCCGAAGCACAGGAAGTTGGAGGACTTGTTTCTTTTGTAAATAGCCGTCTATTCTCCCAAAAACACGACCAGACAGCGGATAATCATATAATTTTTACCGATGGCGGACAAATCCATAGCGAAGGAACGGTTAGGCATACTGCCCTTGGAATTGCCTGGAGATTGGATGTTACTTCCGCTAATAGAAACTTAGATTATCCTTTAGACCTGAAGATAGCCAGAGTTGCTTGCACAGCCAATAATCAAGTTACAGTTAAAACGTGGTTCAGACGTAGTAATACAGGATTAACAATGAAGTTAGTTTGTAGAGGAAAACAGATTGCTGGAGTGGATAACGATGTGATAGATGAGATGACGGCGGCGGCTGATACCTGGGAAGAATTATCTATAAGTTTTACTCCCACAGAGGCAGGAGTGGTAGAAATAGAAGCGTGGGCTTATGGTGGAATAACTTACTCTGGATATGTGGATGATATGACCATAACCGTTGCGGGCGGAAATCCTACACTTACAAATATGGATTACGTATTTCAGGCACAGCCAGCAGTGATGGATACAGGAGCAGCAAGTGGCGGCGATGGAGGTTCAGTAATTGGTTGGGTGGATGTGCAATGACAAAAGACGAAAAACAAATGCTAAACAGGGAAATCATAAGGCAGATAAAGGAAAAACTGGAGGAGATTAAGAGGTTAATAAGGGAGATGAAAGAATGATGGAATTTATACCTTGGGGTGGGTTAATCTTGTTTTGCGTTACAGGTATTGCTATCGTAAAGTCGGAGTTTGCCAAGCGTCCTACTTTCGGGGAAGCAGAGAAAAGATACAAGAAAAAAGAGGTCTGCGATGAGATACATAAAAGCGTGGATGAAAAATTAAGCTGTATTCCCGAAATAAAAAAGACGGTTACCCAGATTGAAACTAAGATAGACCTAATCATTAAAAACAATGGATATCATTAAATGCCCCAATTGTAACGCCAAGCTCTATACCAGTAAATTAATACAAGGAGAAAGAGGCCACTATAAAGGCAAAAGATACACCTGCCTTAAATGCGGGCATGAGTGGGAGAGGGAATTCAGCAAGCAGGAGCTGGCGGAGTGGATGTAAGAAAAGATAAATTTTATATAAAGATAGATATACACAAGGCGCAGAAAATATCGCTTCTGCATAAGGAATTAAGGGATATTTTAAACAACAATCACAAGATTGCCGGAGATTTACGCAGGCAGGCAATCTCTAATATAGATGAGATTTTACAGATTATGAACGGAGAGTTTATAAAACAAATAATGGAGGGAAAAAATGGACTGGAAAAACCAGATAATCACGGCGCTGATAGGGGCATTGCTTAAACTCTTAAAACCTGAAGTCTTGAAAAAAGCGGTTGACGGTATGTTAGACAAGGTGGAAGAAGCAGTTACTAATTCCAGCAACAAGATTGACGACGCTTTAGTGCTTCCTCTTTGCAGGCAGATAAGGGAAGTATTTAATGTGCCTGATGATGACAATATTGGCTAATGGGTAATATAACCTGGGTTAGTCTTGCGGTTGCCATAATAGTCGGTATTACAAAATTACTGACTTACTTACTCGGCAATAAACGCAGGAAACGATTACTTGATAATGAAATTGAGAAAACAGAAGAGGATTATGCGCAAGCTCTACGCAAAAACGATACTGTCGCTTTGTCTATTCTTAACCGTAAACTTGCTCGGTTGCGCTTCAAACGCCGTAATCTTGCGTAGCGATGAGATGATAAGGATTATCCCTAAGGGCACACCCTTTAAGGCAATCTATAATGGCAAGTTGCAGAATTGGGTAGCTGAGGATGATTTAGCGGTGGTCTATAAGGGGCAGTTATTGAAGCTACAACAAGAGGCGAATGAGAAAGTATTATATAAGAAGTGATACCGAGCCGATTATAAACTTGTTGGTTTTAGGTTATATAATCTTAGGGGTATTGGCGCTATGGCGACATTTCTTTGGATAATAGGGTTAAGTGTGCTTTCAGGGGTGTTATACCGCCTCGGTGGCTGGAAATACGGCAATAAAGCTATCCGGCGTTATGGTTGTCCTTTAGTGCTATTAGGGGTTATATGGCTTTTAAAGGGCTTTAATTTGGACTTCTGGTGAGCTTATTTGCTTACTTATGGGCTTAATGCGGCGGCTTTGTCAACATACCACGATTACCTTGCTCCAGATAAATTAAGCGAAAATTGGGCTTGCTGGGCGATTACAGGGCTTGCTTATGGTCTGGCGGCATTTCCGCTTGTCTGGACTGGCTTTCATTTAGGGTTTATTCTCATCAGGGCGGCTGCCTTAGCGGTTTTGATATGTTTATGGTCTGAGTGGATAAGCAGGGATTGGCTGGAAGAAGGGGGCAGGGGGTTTTTGTATATAGCTACATTACCCTTGTTAACCATACTTTAGAGGGTTAACAGCTGTTAACTTTATGGACTATAAAAAAGCAATCGTAATAAACGATCAGCATATTCCTTACGAAGATAAAAAAATAAACGAATTACTTTTTGATTTTGTCAGTGATTTTAAACCAGACATAATAGATATTTTAGGTGATGTTTGCGATTTCTGGCAAATAAGCAAATTTGATACCGACCCCAAAAGAAAAACTACTATCCAAAAAGATATAGACAAAACCCACGAATACCTTTCAATTTTAAGACAAATATGCCCTAAGGCTGAAATTGAGTTGCATGCAGGCAATCATCTTGATCGCCTACGCAAATATATCTGGCGCAAAGCCGAGGAATTAGCGAGTATCCGCAGTCTTAATCTAGGGTTTCTGCTTGGGCTTGATAAGTTGGGTATTTCCCTTATTGAAAATGCTGAAGGTTATAGACGAAGGGGTAAGCTAATTCTTACTCATGGCACAATAGTAAGCCAGGATTCAGGGATGACCGCAAGACGCATGCTTAAACACTTTGGGTTATCAGTAATCTGTGGCCACACCCACAGGGGCGGGTCAACTTATGTTACCGACCTTTTAGGCGTAAGGGGAGCATGGGAAAATTTCTGTTTGTGCGATTTTAAATTGGCTAAAGAATGGCGCATAGGGATATGTAATTGGCAGACTGGTTTTAGTTATATCTATTATTACCCAGACAGATTTGAAGTCCACCAATGCCCGATTATAAAGAATAAGTTTACGGCACTGGGAAAGGAATATAAATAATGTCTGAAAATGAGGGGGAATTTTTTAATTTTACCCCAAGTTGCACTTATAAAATCCGAGTTGGCTGTGGGAATTTTTACATCACTATCTGTTATGATGAAAAGAGGCGTTTTAAGCGGGTTTTTATACCGAGAAACAGCAAATTCCATTGTGATTTAATAGTCAGAGATGGACTGGCTCGGCAAGCCACTTTCCAGGGTAAAAGAAGTTTAAGGCAACTGGTTAGGGATTTGAGGGGGAACAAGGCGCACCATTGTGATAAATATAATGTAACTTCACAGGCCGCTTCTTGTCAAGATGCGGTAGCGCAGGCAATTCTAAAATGGTTAAAGGTAAAAAGAAGAAGAAAAAAGGATAACCTAAAAGATTGATTGTTATGGAATACAACCAGGAGGTATAGGTAAAATTACGATATCTGTATGGTATCTCGATAAAAGAGAATTCAGGGATTTAGGGGGCTTGGGCAAGCTATGAGAAAATTCAACCCAGAATGGCTGAACAAGCCCCGCAAGAGAGGTAATCCTGAAGGGGTAATCCAGCGTCAGATATTAGGGTATCTTAAGCCTATTTGCCAAGCCGTAGGTAAAACAAAGACTATGGGGGTTAGGCGCGGGAAGGCATTTTGCTATGATCCTTTCACCTTTAGGGGCTTCCCTGATATTACCTTTTTTAAGGATAATAAAATCGGTTTCATAGAAGTCAAATCCGCTACTGGCCGCCAAACTAAAGAACAGAGGCATTTCCAAGAGCTTTGCCAGACCGCCGGCCTTACCTATATATTAGCCCGCGACTTATCCGATGTAACAAGAATAATAAAATAATCTGTTAGATTTTGCCCCCTTATTCGTCTATTATATATAGGTAGAGAAAAGGGGGTTTTTATATGTTCAAACCAAGCAAGAAGCTGATATAGGATATATACTAAAATAGAACTTGACAAAACCTTCTGGTAAGTATATACTATAAGTAACCTTATAAGTAAGGAGGAATATATGGAAATCGCAGTTGTTCAGTTAAGGTGTAAAAGGTGTAATCATATGTGGCATCCACGAAAAAGCGAAGTAAGAATTTGTCCAAAATGTAAGAGTCCATATTGGGATAAGGAGAAAAAATATGTTTATGGGAGAAAAAGAATTCGCTAAATTACTTACAAAACAAGGTAAAAAATGGAAATACGAACCAAGAGCTTTTCCTATGCCAGAACCCTATGCAAGATTTATTCCAGATTTTTATATTCCCGAAGAAAATATTTATTATGAAGTAGAAAAAAATTATAGTGTTGATAAGCAAAAACAGTATTGTTCATTCCAAAAGAGAAAGTTCAAAAAGGGAGGTTAAATATGTTTGGCGAAGTCCGAATCATAAATGGCAAGGCGCGCAAGACAGTAAAAAGAAAAGACCGTTACTATATAAGGGTTGCCATTGAGTTTGATGAGGGCGAGTATGCGAAGGCTGAAAAGAAAATCCAGATGTTCGGTAAAAACTTCACTGATTTAATGAGAGAACTTCTGACCGGCTGGAATAAATCTATGGGATTTGTTCAGCAGGATTATTTAATAAAAGACGCAGGTTCATTGTTTGATAATCGGATGAGTCAGCATGTTCAGACTGCGGTTCGCAGAGCACTACAAGAGATAATTCAATGTCCGATAGATGCCAACACGAATTAGAATATTTAAGAGTGCTTACACAAAAATATGGCAGCCAGTATCTGCATAAATACTTCGGGTTTCACTTGAAGGATTTTGCTAAAAAAATGGGGATAGCCAATAATTCGTTTACGCAGATTCTAAAAGGCAAGCGCAGGATGCAGGAAAAATATTCTCAGGCATTTCTCAATGCTTTTGATGAATTTAGGGTTCGTGAGAAATCCGAGAACTTTCAGGAAACACCAGCCCAGCTGCAAATAAAAGAATTAAGAAAAAAATTAAAAAAAACTTGACAATTCTTTTATTTGGGTGTATATATATTACTATGCTAAACAACAGCATTTTTTTAAATACAAAATTTGGGAATTGCCGAGAATATATCTTATGTTAACT